ACGTTCTGCGTAAGCTGCTCAATCGCTGAGACGTACTCGCCCAGTTCGTCCGGCCCGTAGATTTCCTCTTTGCCGTTCTCCTGCGCACCGCAGAACCACGGCGCGATCTTGCCGGGTGTGTAGCCGGGTGGCGGCCAGGGCATGGGCGTCAGACGCTGCGCAACGGGTTCTTGCTCGTCTTGCTCGGTGTCGTTAGGGTTCAGCGTTGGGTCAGGCATTTTTCACCATATCGAGTACCCATTCAACAATCTCTTCAACATTGAGATGCCCATCGTATTCAAAACCCATCTCGTCGGCATCCGCGCTGCAATAGGCACCGTGCCCTTCGGTTTCTTCTTTCTCGACACGAAGTACAATTTTGCGCGTGATTTCTTTTACGTCAGGCATTAGAGCCCCATCTCTCTCTTTGTCGTGAACGACAATTCCTGCACAATTGCCGACGCTATCGCTACTTGAATCCGCGCCTTAATCTGTGGCGCTCTGTCAGATTCCCGGAAAGAGCGCCAAGTCTGACATATTTCATCAGCCATGCGCAGGGAAATTTCATCGACAACTAAGGGCGTCATAGATCGTCTTTCTGTGGGCCATCGCTAAGGATCGGGCAGCCGTTGGGGTAGGTCTCAGGGATCGAGCTGCGCTTTGCTTTTCGCGCTTCCTGCGGTGCGTAGATGCGCTCCCAGCCCTTGCGGAAGTCGTCTGTGATCGGCTTTTGCTGCTCGAAGTCCATGCTACCCCTTGTGCATCGCGGCGAAACCCGCAGCCGATGCTTTGCGCCGACGCAACAGCGGCGAGTCGCCTGGCTTCGGCGTTTCCTGGGCGGCCGTCAGCTTTTGGTCGGGAGGAATATGCAGCATGGCGTGCAGCGCGCCCGGCTTCTCTTGGAAACTGCCTTTGCTGCCCAAATCGACGTGCTTGGTCTTCATGGTCGCCTCTGGCAATGACTTGAAGTTTGTCGCGGAATCCCACTCGGACACTTTGGCAGGTCCGCCCAGCGCCTTCTCTCCGGTTTGAGAGTGCGCCCAGCGGGCCTGCTTGAGTGAGCGAAAGGGCATGTCTAGCTCTTTGGTTCCAGTGCGGCCCGCAGGAGGACAATCTCATCTTCGAGCGCCTTGACACGATCGGTGAGAGGGTCAATTTCCTGCTTGATTCCAGATGCGAGATCGACGGCTAGATCCTCGGCTTTCAAAAGCGGATTGGATTCCACAGTGGATAGCCGCGCGTCGAGGTCTCGCGCGGCGTCCTGGAGGTTGATTGCTGTGCCTTCTGCGTAGCTGACTTGCATTATCGGCTCCTTTGCTTGGGAACGAGACGCCGCAGACTTCCATGAGCGTCTCGGTAATAGGTGCGTGCGGCCTCATTGTGCATTTTTACTGACTGCATCAACATGGCATTGTCGCCGGTCTCGATACCGCGCTGGCCGATTTCTCCAGATTTTTGCAGGTACTCTTGGCCGACTTTAAGGGACCTGGCAACTGGCACATATCGCGCACCTTTGAGAGAAGTTCGATGCCCGCGAGTCTGCATCAGTATCCGCCCTCTTCGCCGCCTTCGCTGGGCTCGTGCTCTTCCTCGGTGAAGTATTTGTCGAGATGATCCTTCAGGGATTCAAGGTTCTCGCTGTCATGCGCCGCGCCGGACTCATGCGTGGTGGTGTGGTGGCCCTCCGGGTGGTGCTCGGTATGGACCGGCTTGTCGTTCACGTCCGGTTCATCGTCTTCGCCAGCGTGCATCTCGTCAGCGTCGGCCGGGTTCGCAACGGGCGCTTTGGCCATCTTCTTCGGCGGCATCCCGCCCTTGCCAATCGGGTAGTTAAACATGCTCGGCTTCCTTTCCTTGGAGTTTGGCTTCAAGCGCTTCGGTTTTGACCGCTTGTCCCTGCTGGTAGGGCATCCACTCGGCATACTGCGACGAGGGGCGCTCGCTACCGCCTTGGTAGAGGAACACGCTGGTCTGATTTGACGCTGCACCGTTGTGGTCAAAGATTGCGAGGTTGACGCAGGTATCAGACCAAACATGCGCAATAATTGCGGCGTTCGGCTGCTCTTCTGGACTGGAACCTGCCGGATGAAACCATACTACGCGGCCGTTTGTGGGTTTAATCATGAATGCTGCTCCTTTTCTGGATTGCGTTGAAGTTGTGTCAATGTAATAGCTTGCACCGTATCCCAATCGAGAATGGGCCCGGTGAATTCGCGCGGCTGAACGCCGATGTGCTCGTTGATCATGCGCTGCTCGATGCGGGTGAGCGCGGCCAGGATCGCGTCGTGGCGCTCAGCCTGCTTCATCTCCATCGCCTTGAACATGGTCAGCGACGGAACATCTGTGACAGCCGTCACAATTTGCGTGATGCCCAGCCATGCGCGGATTCGGTCACGAAAGGTCATTGCGAACATAGTAGCACTCTACTCCCAGAATTGGAGTGGTTTCTTGGCTTTCTCGCGCCGATCCGTCTCGCGCAGCATCTTGAAATGCCGCTCCATCGGGTCCGGAGTGTTGGCCAAATCTTCGACCAGCGCTTCGTCGCGCGTCTTGTTCATCGGCGTCACGCCGAACGTCATTGCAAGCATATCCCCTGTGTCGGGCGATGACAAGCCCCGTTTTTTCATGTCCTCTTTGCGCTCAAGCTGAATCTGGTTCTTGTTTGAGTGGTAGTATTCCGGCCCCGTCAAGTCCGCCTCAAGCTCTGGATCGTCGGGAATCTGCGCAGTGACCAGCCAGTCGCGCAGTTTGCCCCAGACCTCGGCGCGCTTGTTGAAGTACATGAACTGGTCGCCAGGGGTGGCGCCGCCATGGAACTCCTCGATGCGAAACCATTCGGGAAGCATGATCTCAGGAGTTCCGCCTGTCTTTCGCAGCGTATGAGGCAGGCCGGCCGCCTTCCATGCCTCGGGCAGGTAAGTGCGCACGTAGTCCACCACGCCGCCGCCGATGCCGTCACCGTCCACCACAACCGAGCGTGGCCGCTCTTGAAGAATGCGCATGATGACCTGTCGGCCAACCTGGATCGTGTCCATGCCACGAATCTTGTCAGTCGTGACAGCGCGCAGGCCCTGCCGGTAGCCGATCACCGTCTGATCGTCGCCAAACCGCGCTACGTCCACGCTGAGGATCTTGTATGCCCTGCTCTGGTCGCCCACGTTGCGCTTGCGGGCATCTGCCACCACGTCACCGGCGATGAACTGGCCGGACCCGGCCCGTGGGAACTCACCCTTGACGCGGATGCGGATACGGTCAGAGTCCTCGCCCCAGTCCTCTACTTCTTTGGCAATCTCGACCTTGTTCGTGCCGGGAACCGTGCGGGAATCGATCTGGCGCCGCACCCAGCGATGCTTGAAGCGTCCAAAGCACTCTCGGAATGCGCCAGTATTCTTGGTTGGATTGCCGAACGCCAGCCAGATGATCTCTGTATTCTCGTCGGTCAGTGCGCCGCTAGTGACTTCCCATATCTTGTCCGGAATCGCGCTGGCCTCATCGTAGATCACGACAATACGCTTGCCTTTGTTGTGCAGTCCTTGGAATGCTTCGGTGTTGTTTTCGCTCCACGTCTCGCGGTCAACACGCCACGAATCAGCATGTGCCTTATCTTTAACCTGGATTCGAGTCGCTGTGCGGTTCCACCAGTGCGCGTTAATGGACTTCTCTAGCCATTTGCCAACCTCGGGCCACGTCTTGGTTGCGAGCTGGTCCTCAGTGTTGGCTGTCATCATTACGCGGCAATCGTCGCAGGTGGACATAGCCCAGTGCGTAATCATGGCGATCAGCGCCGTCTTGCCGATGCCGTGTCCGGACGTGACAGCGATGCGCAGTGGCTGGAATCTCTCTTGCCAGCCATGAATGCCGCAACCGCAGCCTTCTCCGCGCAGATGCTTTCCGATGACGCTCAGGATGTCGATTTGCCAATCGTGCGGGCCTTCATGTTCTTCTAGGAAGGTGCCCGGCGAGCCCCACGGCCAGACGTATCGCACATGGGCGAGAGGGTCTAGCGCGAACGAGCCAATATCCCCTCGAAGTGCTTGCTCTTCCGCCGGACTATTTGCTCTTGCTGGCACGTTTGCGCGCCTCTGCGATCGCGTCGGCCAGGCTCACGCCGCCGCTAAGTTCCAAGTCTTGTTTGTCGCGCCACTTGTCAGGTTGGCGATTCTTCAGCCAGAAGATTTGAGCGGTCACATCGGGAGGAACATGCTCAATATAAGGGACTTCTGTAACTTGTCCGTCTTTTCCGCAGAAGATCTTGACAGCCTCAAAGCTGTAGCCGTTGGCGCGCTCATAGAGTGACCGCTCAACGCGCGTATCGGCAACCTCTTTAGCTGCCACCATCGCCGCGCGGAACTCAGGGAACTTGGACCGCCAATTGTTGATTGTGGCGACGGTTACGCCGAACTCCGCGGCAAGCTCAGGATTGATCGCGCCAGCCAGACACATCTCTCGTGCGCGCTCGACATACTC